CATCATTGGTTGTGGTCAAGTTGTATCCACCACCAGCGAATGAGAATCTCGGACCGTTCCAACCACCTGCTTCAACACCAACACCACCACATTTTGCTGAGTTTGAACCCAAGACAAATCCTTGTGAGCCAGCGATAAAGTTGTTGTCTCCACCTTGAATCTCTGAACCACCATATGATGCGATGATTGAGTTCCAAGCACCTGCCAAGATGTTTGGGTTTTCACTACTGATAATTGTGTTGTAGTATCCACCATAGATGTTGGAGTTTGCTGAGGCAATAATCCAATCACCACCAGCACCAGAAATAACACCACCGTCTGTTCCGATGTATCCACTTCTCCATGAACCGTTTATTGAGCCTCCGTTTGAGGCTATGAATGCTCTACCACCCGCTAAATTACCAGTATCAGTGAAGGAGACAGCAGAGTTGTTTGATGCTGCGACGAATGACATCGCATTCACATCATTCAAACTTGTTGGGGTGATATTTGTATTCCCAAACAAGTTCTTTGTTTCTACATAGTTTGTAGCCACATTACCCGATATAACCAAAGGTATTTTTTCCACACTGATGATTTGGTCTGTGTATTGAGGTAATTGTGAGATTCTTATAGATGCCATATCTTTATATTTTTGTTTTTATTTTTATTTCCATATCGCTCCGATGAGTGTCTTGTATCCCAATCCACCATTTGAGTTTTGTGTATATGGTGCCCATGAAAGAACACCCGTTCCAAACTCATTTTCAGCAGTTGTCCATGTCCAACCAAATGTCTGTTTTCTGAATGTGAATTGTTCTGTGGCATCAAACCAAGCAGTTGTACTATCACCAGAATCCCAGAAATGGAATAGAATACCTGTGCTGTAATCACTTATTGTTCCAAAGTTGAGTTGTGATATAGCCCCCGATAATTTCACATCTGTATCGGTGAGATATGGGTCATCAAATGTCACATAATCCAATCTATACACACTACACATATGTTCTTCCATAATATCATCATAGGTGACCTCAATACTCAATGGAACATCACTATTGACTCTTTGATAGAACATAGAGACAATATTTTTATTACCTGGTGAGCCAGCACCAACACTCTTCACTGCGAGGGCTGCTGGACTACCGTTGATACTCACACTCAATACATCAGTTGAATTATTGACCATTTCACCACCGAAACCGACAACAATCAAACCTTCACTACCCGAAGAGAAACCACTATAACTGTATGTTGTGCTTTGTGTTTCACTACTGAAAGATTGGAGGTGATTACTGAATACCTTATCACCTCTGATGTCAATATAATCTCCACCCTCTGTCAATAACTCATCATAGTTCTCAGCCAATAGATAGTATGGGTTCGGTAATGGAGTTGATGACGGGGTCGGTGTTGGTGTATGTGTTGGAGTCACCGATGCCGTTGGGGTCACCGTAGCCGTTTGTGTCGGGGTGTATGTAGGTGTCACCGATGGAGTGATAGACGGAGTCACACTGATAGTTGGAGTCGGTGTAGGTGTTTGTTGTGTTGGTGAAGGTGTCACCGATGCCGTTATAGTTGGGGTCGGTGAAACAGAGATAGATGGTGTTGGTGTAGGAGTTTTTGTTGGTGCTGGTGTTCCCGTTGGAGTGATAGATGGAGTCACCGATGGTGTCGGTGTAGGTGTAGGCGTTTTTGTTGGTGTAGGGGTCGGTCTTGACGGAGCAGGATATAACGAAATAGGGGCTTCAAAGTCCCCGAAATATTGATTCTCCCACTTTTGTGGAGTCACTTGTAGATTGATGTATCTAATATCACTCATTTGTGTATTCTATGTGTTTTTTTTATCATTTCAACCACATCAATGTTTTCACCCTCTTCCACAAAAGTGTGCTTCTTGATATAAGTTCTGTTTTCGTCTTCATCAAAGTAATGAACAACCATTGAGATATGGGATGTTTCCAAATCCAAGACCAACTCTTTGACAATGTATCTTTCATACTCTGTACCATCAACCCAAATCTTTTCATCTCTTCTGAGCATTATAGATATGTTTCAGTTGAACCCGATGCTGGTGTTCCACAAGGTATCCAACCAAACGGTAATTCAGATATAACTGCGGCTTCTTGTTCAGGAGTCAAACAACTATGGATTTCCTCTTTGACAATTACATACCAATTCTCCGTTGTTGCCGTTGGATAATATCCGTCAGCCAAACAGAATGGGTATGACCAAGTGGTAGTTCTACCATCAGGTGTGGGATAACCTTTACAAGTGTTGATTTGTGATACAAAATTGTTTGCTTCTGTTTCTGTGGTGTATTCTAACCAACCAATGTGTCCTAATTCGTGTGCCATATATTATTATTTTTAATAGGTCATTGAACCAAACCATTTGTAGTTCATATATCTATTTATTTGGTCTTTTTCAGCCGTTGTGATTGTTCGGTGGAAATGTATCCATTCACACCACTCACCCCAAAAGTCATTAGTGCCAGAAGGATATTGTCTCATAATAGACACATAACGGAAGTTGTAGGGTTGTGTATAAGAATCACTCAAATCCCAAGTTGAAATCCCATTATATTCTGCCTCGGCAAGTCCAACATTATTTTCTCTAATCCAAGTGTATAGTGTCGGCTCACCAGAAAATGGAATACTCTGTCTGAATCTGGTTGAATATGAACCATTGTTGAGTAGTTCAATTCCACTACCACCACCGCCAAAGTATCTACCTTCACGGGATAAAGTGATATAAGTCCAATACATCATATTATCATTATTAGGGAAACCTTGACCTCTCTTATCCAAATATTTTGTCATAAGGAAAGTTGTTCTACCACTAATAGAAAGAATACTTGACCCATAATCACCAAGTAGAACATTACTCACACCATCACCATACATCACCGATAATGAATTGTTGATTGTAGATGCTGAATATTGTGGTTGATGTGATGCGGTTGCTTGTGCCAGATTTAATGATAATGTCCCCTTATTATTGATTTGTTCAACATAGTAGTTACCAGCGTCCTCCCTCAAAGTCAAACTTGAAGCATCACTTGGGTCATACCATAAGTCAGGTGATAATGATGATACATCAAATGCCGTTACAGAGAATGTTGATGTTGAACCAGCACCCTCAACACAAGTCACACTCACAGAGACATTGGAAGACCCCGTAGAAGTGAAATAACCCTCTGTGAGAGTTGCTCCCGTGTATGATGATACTTGGGTGTCAGTAGTATCATAAAAGTCCGTGAGAGTCCAAATAAAGGTTGGTGATGTTCCCGTTGTAGATGCGGATAATATCACATTTTCATATTGAACCGCAGATGATGGAGCGATACTCACCTCAACAGATGGTGTTGGAGGGGTTGGGGTTGCTCCTCTTCTACCACCCACCTTTCTTGGGTAGTATATCAATAGTTGTTTGATTTGGTCTTCGGGTTTGATAAACGGCATATCTTGTTTCTTTTGGCTAAAAAAGGGAGAGGTTTGACCCCCTCCCCTTTGAATTATTATTCTCTATCAACAGAGATGTTTGTTCCGCTGAAATATGTAGCCAAAGTAGTAGCCACATTCATTTCAGGTAATGAACGAGTTTCATTACCAGTCACGGTGATGTCGTACAACTGGTCGTCACCAGGTTGAGAACCCGATGCGATAGTCGCAGCCGATACATACATACCTGATGGAGCAGCCAAGAAGTATTTTCCCGACTTCAACTTCACGATGAAGTATGATTCTGTTGATTTCACAATCTCCTGATACAGCAAGGTATATTCTTGTGCCCAACCAGGGATTTGGAACTGTAATGATGGAACGAATGTGAATGATAATGATTGAGCATTTACATTCACTTCTTCACTCAATACAGCATTTGAGTTTCTTACAAGGTCAATTTTCTTGAAGATACCAGTAGCGTTTGCGTCAAATGATGATAACTCTTCGGTTGATACATCATAAGTCAAACCACTAACTGAAATAGATGTTCCTGTTGTAGTCAATACCCACAAGTCAGAAATACCAGGGATATTATTCACACAAGAATCAAGAGATAGACCTCTTTCAATAACACAGTTTCCCATTGTTAAATATTTTTGTTTTTCAGTTTATTTATTTGTGTGATTTTTCAATCACGATGTGGTTTGACCACTATTATGCTACTCTCACTGCTAATTCAGGAAAGAAAACCAACGAACCCATTCTCCACTTCATAGATAATTTGTAATTTTGGTCGTCTGGACTCCACCATGAAGATGCTTGTGCTGAATCCGTCATCAAGTCAGTACCCATAGCAAGGTTTGTTCCGTATGTCAATAACGCTCTACCACTACCGATTTCAGACGAAATCGCCAATGTGTTCGTAGCAGGAATCTGTAATGCCATTGGAGAAATCAATGCTCCACTTGGGTCATATTGTGGGTTATAGTAGTTAGCATTCAACAGTCCAAGAACGAGTGCTTGAAAATCTGAGCGATTCAAAAATACAACTGTTGGATTGTACTTCAATGCCTCTGGTAATGCCAATACATATGTTTGAGCAACTTCAATAGCGTTTGATGGTGTCATCGCAGTGTAAGCAACATTCACAGTAGATGCTGATGCTGCGTCCAACTGAGCGTTGATACCCAAAGCACAATCAGATGCGTCTGCTTGGAAGAACTTTCTTTCGTTGAATACTGCTGCCTTAGCAACCAAATCAGTGATGAATGCTTCCTCAGCACCTGTCTCTTCGTTATAAGAACCCGCTTGCATTCTCAATCCCATGATTGTTTTTGCTAACGATTCCGCACAATAAGCCTTTTGAATGTTGTAATCACAAACAGTCAATTGCTTCTCTGTCATAGTTATGTCACCGAATGTAGTTGAACAGTGACCTGTTGATACGATAGAATCAATATCTCCTGTCTCAAATGCTGGAACTTTTTCAGCATATTTGATACCTGGAAAAATAGATACATAATCAGCAACACTTGTACCGATTACAATTTTTGACAACAACTCTGTCTCATTAGCCTTTACGAAATCAGCCATGTTGTTGATAAATGAAAACTTATAATTTTCCATGATTTATAATTTTTTCTTATAATGTTTATTTTTTCAACTCCTTGATAGTGTTGATTCTACCGTCAAGTTTGCTGAAAGTTGTTTTTATAGAGTTATCCTTCTTGATAGGAGAATACTCTGCCTCTTTTTTGAAAGCATTATAGTCGGCTTCCAACGACTTCAATCTTTTGTCCATATCATTTGAGTGGCTTTCAAATGCCAACAACAAATCATGGATTGCTGTTTTGAGTTCGTCAATCTTTGCTGTATCAACAGAAGCCTCAACAACTTCCTCTTCTACAACATCTTCAACTACCTCTTCAACAACTTCTTCAACCTCCTCACGGATTTCTACAATAACAGATGATTCGTCCAACACGATTTCTCTACCATCTTCCAATCTGTGGGTACCAGATGGAGCGGTTTCAAATCCTGCTTCTGTTTCAACATATACTGTATCACCGATAGTGAGTTCTGCCTCTGTTTGGTTTGTGATGAATACTTCACCACCCTCCAATGCTACTCTCTCAAACTTTACTTCAACTGTTGTTGGAGCAACCAAGTTCTTGATAGCCGCAAATACTTCTTGTTTTGTCATCTTGAAGTTTATTTTTGTTGATTATTTATGATGTCTTTCACCTCTTCAATAAATATCTCATATTCATCTTTATACAAAGAGGTTTTCGCACCGATGAGGATTTCGTGAGATGAACATGCCATCCACCCGTCCTCGTGTTTATGAGTTCCACTACAACCGAGTTCCTCTGCTCTTGTCAAAGCCTCCTCCTCCGTTGAATAGATGGGTTCTCCGTCCATATCTCCAACCACCGAGTATGAGTACTCAGCCTTGTTGAAATCTCTTGACAGAAACGCCCCTTCAAGAGAAATACCGAATGTCTTTTGAGACAACACATATTTCTCAAACTCTTCTTTGTCGTCCCATTTCAGGGAGACCATCCAAGTACCAGGATTCACAACGAATCCCAACTCTTTGGCTTTATCTGTATCAGGGTTATTCACAATCCATGATTCATAGACATACCCTCCGTTCAAGGTCAAATCAGAATGTTCCACATTGAAGTTTTTGTGTTTGTTCTGTTTGAAGAACTTTTGAGCCATCAACTTGATGGTCTCCTTTGAGAATACTACATAATATATTTCAGATGTGTATGGGTCTCTTCTGACGATATATCTGTCAGGCTCCATAACCACTGTGGTGATTTCATATTTGAGGTCGTCCTTGAAGGATTGGTGTTGAAACTCCATATCTCCCTTCAATCCCAATCTCTGAATGAAATCATTGATGTCAAATGCTGTCCCCTCTTCTGTGAGTGTTTCAATCGCTTTCTCAGCAACTCTCTTTCTCTCTTCAAGGTCTTGAATCTGAATAATCAGTTCAATAATACCATCTACCATTTCCTTGTCCTCGTCAATATCAGAATACTCGTTGTTGTCTGTTGGGTCATAGTGTGGTAGGGTCAAATGTGCTTGTGGGTTTTTTGTACATCTTGCGATGGCGTCCAACTCACCAACACCTTCTGTGATAAGAGTCCCAATACAACCTGTGTTTCCAATGAAGTCATACTCCAACTGGTCAAGTTTGTTCTCCACCCATCTCAACATATCCAATCCACCCCATAGTAGATAACTGATATACGCACACGAATCATATTCCTTTGCGTTCTGTGCTTTGACGAACCCGTCCTCTGCTCTTGACAGATAGGAGTAGGTTCTCTTCAAAGTTTCCAATGAGAGATTTTCTCCCTTTGCGATTTGTTGTGCTCTGACCTTCCCGACCTGTGTGGCACATTTGTTGTTATTCTCCTCGTTTCTTTTGATACCCATCTCAGCCGCTTCCTTGGCACCTTGTGGATAATCATTGTAGAACTCTTCCTTGACAATACCTGTTTTGATAATCTTCACACCCTCTGTCTCAAAGTAGTCGTCAGAAGCAACTCCTGAAATCCACCCTTGAACACCGTCAAGTTCAATGAACGACCATCCCAAAACCATCTCTGATTTCAACATGGAATCAAATGTAGGATAGATGATAAGACCCTCTATGAATCCAATAGGGTTGTCCTGTGATGAGAAACCAGGAATACCTCGTAGATACCCCGTTCTGTTTGAGATAGACCCTGGTAGTCCATCTTGTAGTTCGTTTCTACTGGCGATACCGAATGCTTGTGATGTGGTACTTGGGAGGGTTGAAGCAAACTCCTCTTTTGTCATACCTTCTGGTACTGTGAAAATCAACCTACGGAAGATATGATTACACTGTTTTCCAGCCTTCCATTCCTTCAACGATACATCATACCCCTGTGTTCTTGGGATAAGTGTTCTACCCGCATCTATACTTGATAGTTGTCTTGACATATCCGTCAAATCCTCGTCTCTATACACCAAACCAGCAAATACAAAATCACGACAGATACTTCTTGAATCTCTTTTGAGGATAGCACCCCTTTCAGGGTCAATCGCATAGTAGTATCTCACCAACTCTCTGTCATTGTCTTCTTTTGAGGGTTGGTTTGCTGTTGAGAATGGGGAATAGAACTTGTGGTATTCTTGCTCTGTGATGTCTTCAACACGGAACTGAACCCCTGCTTGGATATATGAGTTGAAACTCTCTCCTTTGGTCTTTATATTGTGTTTCAAGGCACATGTCCCATTACACTCCTCTTCATTTTTGAAGACCAACCAATTCACATGTGATGCTGGGTCAGCCACAAGGGATAGAGCATCTACACCTGATTCATCTTCCTCTTGAATGTATAATTCAACTATCTTCATAATCTATATGATAAATATTTTTTATTTATTGGGTATATCAAAGACGAGATATCTGTTCCAACCTCGCATTTATCTTCCTTGTGTCTTGAATGTCTTGGTCAAGTACATAGGTCTTGATAGGTCTTTGATTCTGTCTTCTAATCTCCTCCACGATTCTACTATCGTCCATCGCCAAAGGTCTTCCCCCCGTTGATGTGTTGATTTGTGATAAGAGGTCTCCAAATTGAGATACTGCTTGTCTATTGACAAGGAACTCTCCACCCTCAGCATTCAGGGTCATACCACCCATCTCATGGGATGCTCCACCAATCAAACCACCTCGTCTTGCGATGAACTGTTTTGATTTTGTGAATCCAATCTGACTTCTGATGGTTGCGATTTGTGCTGCGGCTAACAATGCCGATATATTAGCCAGAACATAACCCGCAGGTGGTGCCACCGTCAATGCTGAGATGTATGCTGCGGCTCCGTTTGCGATGGAATCAGCCAGAGCGAATTGTAGTTCAGAAATCCTTGCTCTTTTTTCAAGATTGAATCTCTGTTCCGCAAACTCTTTCTGTGCTCTCTCTTGTTCTTGTCTTGCCTCCTCTGTGGCATTACCGATGGTCGCAAGGGTCATCTCCTCTTGATATGCGAGTTGTTCCAACAATAGTGAGTTCTGTTGAGATACAATAGATGAAAGTTGTCCCGATACATTACCAAATATCTGTACAACCGCCTGTGCCACTTGGTCTATTCTTGTTATCAAGTTATTCAACTCAACATCCTCAATCAGTTTATTGATATTGTCAATCTGTTCTTGGGTCAGGTTTGATGATTCAACACTCAAAGTACCGAATGTCTCCTTGATAGCCCCAATACTCTCCGCATTGTCAATAATAAACTGACGAAGGTTTTTGAATGCGGTTTCGTCCAACTTTTGACCTTGTGCTGTGATATTTTCTTGAACCTGTGCTGTCTTCTCTATCAACTCGTCATTCACATCAGCGATACCCGCATATAACCCCGATTGTTGAATCAGTGATTTGGTGATGGAATCCAATGTGTTCTTTTGGTCTTCTGAAAGTTTTTCAATTTGAGTTTGAGGGAATAGGGTCTTGGCAATCAAGTTATAGATTTTCTCTTGGGTCACCGATTCTCTTTCAAGTGATTTTTCACCTTCTTCTCTGATATCCCCTATTTCTTTGACGAGTTTGCTCAAATCAATATTGAGATTGACAACCTCTTTACCAGCCGTCACTGCTGCCTGATTGTATTCACCCAATAACTGTTGAAGTTCAATGTTTGTTGAAAAATAATCTTGGAGAATCTGTAATGATTTTTCTCCAATCTTCTCTCTCACAGCCAATACCCCACCAAACTCTTCAACTTGTTTTTGTAGATTTTGATATTGGGTCAATGCGTCCCCACCAGCCTTCTCAACATTTCTGAAAATACTTTCAAATACATCGTCAAACTTGATAATACCTTCTTCGGGTGATAATATACCACCTACCAATCTCTTGAATTGGTCAGCAACCTCTTCTGATTGAACAACCTGTTCTTGAAGGATTGATTTTCTCTCATTCAATAAGTTATTCTGTCTTTCTATGAGTTCATTTGCTTGGTCTAATACTTGTGCCGATACTTGACCTTCAAGGTTGAATTGACCCAACGCTTTGATAGATTCGTTGAATAATCTCAATCTCTCTTTTTCAAGTTCAATCGCTTCTTTGTCAGCATCATTAGCGTCCTTCTGTGCTTTGGTTCTTCCACCGATTCTTGTTGTGATTTGACCTTCAAGTGTTGAGAGTTGTGTTTTTGCGTCTAATAGTTCCTTGGCAACAGTATTTTCATCTTCTTGTTGTTTGATAGTACCATTTCTGATGAGTAGGGCTTTTGCCATCTCTTGTGCTTGCTCAAATGTGGCAGCACCCATACCGTTCATGATTCTTGTCGCCTCTTGATTGATAAGATTGAAGTCAATCAGAGCCTGTGTTTGTTTTCTTTGAGCCGCTTCTGCTTGTTCAGCAGCGATTCTTGCTTTTTCTTGTTCAACCAAGAAACCCTCCAATGCGGTGACCCTCGCACGGAGTTCAATAAGTTTGATTTGGTCGTTTATGGCTTGATTCAATATCCCAAGATTCTCAGCCTCTTCAAGGGTATAACCAGCAAGTTCAGGGACAAGTTTTTGTAGTTCCTTGTATGCCCCAACTCTATCCTCCAATGGTACTTGTGCGTTTTTGACAACCTTGGCAAGGTTCTGTATTTTCAATACTTCAACACCCGCATTCTGTGCTGCCTCACTCTCAAACTCAGCAAGGGTTTTTGTCTCTTCTGCCAACTCTGTTGTCTCCTCTTTTGCTGATGTGAGTTTGGAAATAAGAGACGCAAGACCAACAACCAATAGACCAACACCTGTGGAGGCTATGGCGATTCTCAATGCTTTGAGAGCCCCCGTTGTTCCTGCGACCACTGCGGTGTATGCTGCCTGTGCTGCGGTCAATAATCGTGTTCCAATCAGAGATGCCTTCTCTACAACATTTCTTTGGATTTGTTCAAACTTGACCTTCGCTTCCAAGATTTGACGAACACCCAATGCGACATTGACCAATGCCAATGCTCTGGCTTGAAACTTTGCCAACTCTTCGGCATTCTTTCCTTCAACACCAAATGCTTGAACGGCTGAGGTGGCTACCAAGAACGCACCAGTGACACCATTGACAGATGCTGCGAACGCACCCAATGCCTGTTCTCTATCCGCACCCTCAATCTCTTTGTTGATGTCTCTGAATCCTGCTTTTAGTTTTGCGAGGTCAGCACTCAATCTCTTGAACTCCTCTGACCCAAACTCAGCCGTTTGGATTTCATTTTCAAGGGTAGAGATTGCCTGCTTCAACTCATCAACTGACTTGACGGTCTGTTGTGCTCCGTTGATTTGGATATTGATTCCTAATGCGATACTTCGTGCCATATTCTATAAGTATTTTTTATATTCCTTAACACCCTCCACCGATAGAACAGAAGAGTGATAGTTCTGATAATGCTGCTCCATTTGTGACAATTTCCCAAATGTATCCTGCTGGGTTGTCCTTCAAGTATCTACCCGATGGAAGTGGTGAGTTGAGGGTTGAATCACTATACACCAATGAACCATTCACCAATACAGCATCTGGTGAATAGAATGTGAGATTACTACCCGTCAAATCACAAGTAGGACAATTCACCGTGAAACTCCACGGCAATGTGTGTGAATACGATGGTACTGGTGTAGGTGTTGGTGTAGGGGTCACCACAGGTTTTGCTTGTTCCTCGTAGTTTGGTGGGATTGGTGTAGATGCTGGTATTCTATATGGTACTTTCAATAACTGACATTTCACAATACTCGGTTCTGTCAAATCCCCATCTTGTATATTCAACAATCTCCATTCCGCATTGAGGAAGTATATTCTGTCATTGAAGTTGATATTCTTCATGTCCTCTGGTGTGAGGTAGAAATACCCCGTGAATAACCTCGCTTCTGTGGAGTATAACAACTCAATAGGGTTTCGGTAGAAATCATTCCATGCGGTATTTGGGGTATATCCAATCAAATCAGAATGGGTCATAAAGAAATCCCAGTTTGATGTGAAGTTCAAATCACTCACTTGGGTGTTGGCGGTGTATGTCAATAGAGATAGGTGGTTGATGACAGGGTATTTGTCCCATAAGACCTCCGTTGTTCCACTTTGTAGATACCATGATACTGGTGACCCCGATAAGACAGGTTCTTTCATACCACAGAAGAATCCCAATCGTGGGTCTGACGATGTTGGTCTTGATTGTAGGACATTATTAGTGTCTCTCTCTTGAACGAATAGTTGAGGGACAACGAAATCACAATCAGGGGTGTTATTCACCGAGTTGGTAGGTAGTGAGTTGAAGATAAACTCAATGTCCTGTTTCCCACTCAATAGAGAGTTTGTTGCGGTGTATAACTTTGAACCAAAGATGTTATCGTAGTTGTCAATGTAGTATTTCCCCAATACCGTTTCATCGTCTTGGAAGGTGAGGTTCAGTTGTCTCTGTAATGAGAAATCAAGGGGTTCAATGGTATATGTATCATTCAGATTGAGTTTTTGTGACCAATCATAGGTATTTCCACTCAACGATGATAGATAGTCGTTATAGGTCTCAATCAAGAACGACCTCTCACCCGTTGGAACAAGGACAAGATTGAAATAGTTGATAATATTTCTGAAAAACTCCACCGTATTCAATGAACATGGGAGGTTATCTACCCAGTTCATTGTGGCTCCTGTGGTTGTCAGTTCAGGTGATGAGTATAAACGGAAGATACCATTCTTGAATGCCACATCATTGAACGATGGTTGATTCTCTTTCACGAATAATGCCACCCTTTGACCTTTTGTCAGGGTCACATTGAAGTATAGGTTGAGGTCAAACTCTTGTGATGTCACAGGGTATGCGGTATAGATACCAAGTTGAGTACCCGTGTCAATATCTCTCAATGAGAAATCTATGTATGATGGGCTAACATAATATGTAGCATAATATGTGATGTCAAAGTTGAACTGATAGAAACCACCAATAGGTACTGTGAGATAGTTTTTTGCCCCCGCTTGACCAGGAACAATAGGGTAGGTTGAAGTGGTATAACTCTCCAAATAATCATAGTTCTTATCGGCAAACATAATGTACTTCCAATCACCCAATTCTTGATAATCATAGACATATGGAAGGATAGCCTGATATACCTCAAAGAAGTTTTGGTTGTCAGGTCTGTCCTCCAATAGAGATGCCCCCATTGTTGGTGATTGACCTGCCAGCATGAAGATGGATTGGAAATATTGGGTATTGAAAAATCCACTCTCATAGGTGAATCCTGCTCTGTCAAATATCTTATCCACCAAGTATTTCACATTCACCCACGGCTTGAACTGTGTGGTTTGGATAGGGTTTCCCGTTGCTGAGGTGAAACCAGTGGAGGTGAAGTTGAATGTACCAAATGTACCACCTTCGTCATAACCCGTTTCAGCAAGTGGGTATAGTACTTTCCCCGTCAGACCCGAATAAGAGTCGTATGTCCCTCCTGTGTAGTCCCAAGTGGATACAATCGTGTCATAGTCAATCTCGTGTTGAATATCAGAGAAATCCAAATCACATACGGTGATTTGTTCCAATGTACTGGTGAAAGGTGTGAGGGTCTCCACAAGATATACCTCATAGTTGATAACTCCGTTGGTATTGGTGATTTTGTTCAATCTCATTGTCCCATTGAATACATCTGTCCCCCTGTATTGAATCACACAAGAGGATTGTAGGGTAGCGTCAAAATCTGTCGCATTCACATTGAAGGCAGATTGGAAGAACCTATCGTTCCTTGCTGAACCAGGAATGTTGAAGGTCTTTGTGTATCCACCCTTTCTTGCTGTGATGTCTTCAATGTCCTCAATAGAGAGGTTCAATGGAATGGAAACCTCACTGGTCAAATCCAAGTATGAGTAGTTTCCATTTTTGTCAATCGCCAATAACTCAACCATTATTCGTTGTCTTGTCTTGTTTCGTTATATCCCCCTCTGTATTCCAATACCATTTCGTATTGTCCGTCATTTCTTTGGAAGTTTGGTTCAACCACCTCTGTGTTGGTCAATACAATCGGTTGGATGTCTCCGTCAGAATCTATGAGATACACTGATGGGGATTTCAATAGTTCATCTGATAACCATACCAAGTATGATTTTGAGATTCTACCAGAGTATAATAGACCCGTCTTTGAGATGTTCTGTTTCCATACTCTGTTGGTGTTGTTCCACCCATAGTATTTATCCACATCCCAACCTGCTTGATAGTTGTCAGGTTCTCTTTGTAGAGATTCTCTTTGGATATCATAACCCACATTGTGTCTGTATTTGAAGGTGAAGTATTCCCATGTTCCAAATGAGTTCAACCACATCACTCTCTGATTACCAGGCCCACATTCAGGGTCTTTGTAGTAATAGAAATATTCAGAGATTCTTCTTGTTGTCCAACACTCTGTTTCACCACCCCAACTATCACACCAACCAAGAGGTGTCTTTGTTCCATATTCGGCAATCGCAAACGACCCTCTCACACAGATGTCTTGTGATGACCCAATACCGATGTAGATGGTTTGTAGTTGATTGGTTTCACAATCCGCATAATTCACTTCCAACAACGCTTCTTCACTGTTGTTTCTCACCCTCCACTTGTTACATTCGTAACTTGTGCCTTCAAATGAAACACGATAGTAGTGCCAGTTGGTAGGAAGGGTGATTCCATGTTCTTCAAGGTTCTGTGTTCCTGTTCCAACATACTCAAACATATGGGAATCCGCATTGAATGTGGAAGCAGAGAAGTTTTGACAATCTACCCATAAACCACAGTTATCAAGGGTGTTGTATGTCCTTGCCGATGATATGAATGCCCCATCCACATCAAAGAACTCAAACAACGCTGAATATACCCTCTGTGAGTAGGTATCATAGGTTGTCCCCGTCAAGATGTTTGGGGTCAGCATGTTGAAACCAGTGAGGGTAGCATAATCACTATCAGAGATGTATTGTACTCTCGGTTGGTCTGTCAAGAACTTGTGTGTATTTGCTGGAAACTCTGTTGGTAGAGAATAGTTGGATAGATAGAAAGGGGTGAAGTCAAACTGCTTTCCCTTGTTCCAATTTTTCACACCGTTATACACATACCTCAAATCACTTTGAGTAGATGGTTCATAGATAACCACAGCACCTTCTGGTGTTGTTGAGTATTCCTCACCTACCACGATATAGTAGAATTGGATGTCTGTATCTACTGCTCCCCATTCTGCTTGGGTGATAGGGTTCTCTGTTGTCCCCGTACAACCCTTATTGATGGGTCTGGAAGTGAGATAGTTCTTCACGATAGGTGATATATCCACCTGACCCCAAGAAGTGTTCTGTGGGGTTATTTTCAATCTTGTCTGTTGAGCCCCTCCAATCCACACATCTACCGCATATCTGTATTTGTAGTAGGTAGTTTGTGCCGTTGAGGAGAACTGATAGACCAAGTTTCCATAGGCTGGTTGTATGAGGTTTGGTTGAATGTCTATTGTCATCTGAATATTGATATTGTTGCTTCATCAAATGGTTTGATGTTTCTTATTGCCTCAAATACTTGTTGTAGTCCTGGCAGTTGTTCTATTTCTTGGTCAGAGAGGGTATTCCACCATCTCTCGTATTCTTGTTCCACAGATGAGATGAATGATGGGTCAAAGATTGGGTATGTTCCAATACCTTTATTTTTGATTGCCATACTGATTCTAATCAGTCGGAATACTTGTTCCTTTCTACTCAATGTCAAGAATCCTGGTAGTTTTCTTGATGCCAACCCATAGATGTCATTACTTTCAGGGGATTGAGTATCTATACGAATACCCTTCCCTGGCTTTCTACCCGTCTCAAAGAATATCTTGGCTTTGATGTTGTTGGGTTTGGTATTTGGATATGTCAATGCCAGTTGAACTCTGTCCTCACCCAACTGAATCACCTCCATTGATAGTGAATCAGATAATGAACCCGTATCGTCCAATCTGTATGTGTTTCTCTTGAACCCCCCAAGAGCATCTTTCCTCCTTTGGGGTGAAGCCATTCTTTGTTTGACCTCTTTGAGAATGAAATCCGCTACTACTTCCCAAGCCATATTATAAACAGAAACTACCCTCTACTCTCAATGTTATGGTCGCATCTACCCCACCCACTCTTGTAGGTAATCGGTCAATGAAGGGTTGGAACTGAATCGGGGTGATAAGAGCATACGATGTGTTTCTCAAATCGTTGATAAAGTACGCTGAGAAATCTTGTAGTATCAAATGTGCCTCTTTCAAGACATCCAACTGATTGAGTTCCTCATCGTCCAACAAATCCATGAACAATACTTGGAATGTGAAGTCAGTATAATCCTGATACACACTTGATGGGGTTGGAATGACATGCATCAGAGGATACTCAATCTTCTCGTTGTTTCTACCCACATCAGACAAATCACCCCATGTGAAGGTCTTCAATAATGGGTGTTGATTTGAGAAGTTCTCAAAGGTCTCTATGATGGTTCTATAATTGTTCATAACTTTTGTTTTTTGTATTTTGCTTCAAGTTCTTTATTCTTCTTGACCATATATGATAAATAGAATAACGCTTCTTGAACATCAAGTTCTACAACCTGTTTCATTTTCAATGCGTCCTCCCCTGAAATAACCATAAATGTTTTGTAGTAGAAATCCACCAAATCCCCCAATTTTTCATCTTGGGTTCTATCATCGGGTTTGTCTATTCTCCCTTCCTCTTTTTCCCCGAAGACAAGTGGGAATCTTCCAATAGTAGTTCGTAGTATTTCACGAAAAAAAAAATGCTTGAAATATAATCATTCATTGGGAAGTCCCCAAAGTCCTTGCTTCTTCTCACACATTCATCGTAGTCGTACTTCTGAATCACCCTATCCTCACCCTCACCTTCAATCAAAGGACGATAAAGAATGGACGAGATGAGTTCATAATCCATGTTCTCTTGTGAGGTGAGAATGTGTAGGTCAGAGAACTCACCATAGGAGATATTCTTTGGTTGAACCAATCCAAGTTTCTCACCCTTATATTCCACCACCAAAGACAATGGGGTTTCTTGTAGTGAGTTCATCCAAGTTCTCAAAAATTGTGATACAAAGGTGATTTGATTATATTCAACATCTCTCAACTCTGCGATGGATACCCCCGTGAGTAGAGATATGAAGTTGATATCCTTGATATCAGGGTCTGATAGTAGTTTTCTATACTGGTTGATAGTGATGTGTTCCAGTGTGATTTCTTTTTCTCCGATTTGTATTTTCATAAGAATGAATAGGTTGTTTTGGGTTTGTTTGACATCTCCAAGGCATATCGTGCTGCGTCAATGGCGTGGTTGTATTCGTCTTGGGGTTGGTCAATGATTTTCCCGTCTTTATTTTGTTTCCATTTGTAGTTCTGAAACTCGTCCAATAGGTTCTTTGAATCTTGATGGATATGTACTCTATGTCTCTTTATCATATCAATCCCGTGTAGGATGGTGTGTTTCTTCACTGGTTTGGCATTTATTCCCGCTCTTTTGAGTTCCTCAATCACCTGTGGGGCTGCGGAATCTACCCATAGGTCATCGGTGGGGTCAATCCCCATTTGTTGTATTTTGTAGATGAGGTCTGGTGTGGTCATCTGTGTTTGATAGATGAGTTCCCTGATATAGATGTTGTCGTCCATCTTCTTCACCTCTACCAGTGCCATGGGGTCAGAGTACCCCACATCTAATCCTCTGTATGTTTGTCCTTCACTTGGAAACCAATCTACCTCCGTCCATTTGGAGAATACAGAGTTGGTTGCCACCCCTCTCTCACCCAATCCAAAGACCCTCCATAGGTTTTCATCTTTGTCTTGGAGTGATTCTATCTCCTTGATGATTTCGTCCGTCAGAAAGGGATTTTCCTTGTAGGTACTTTTGTGAAAGAATACACCGTCCTCCTCAATCAAATCGTAGATATAGGAATACAGGTCAGAGGGGTTGTAGTCAATGATGATTTGTTCTGTCGTTCTGATTGCCAGTTGGACATACTCATCTCTTGTGAGTTCGTTCCCCTCGTTGATAAAGAGTATCTCTCTCTTTCTCCCACGAAGTTTTTGCTCTTCATCCGTAGAGAACCATTCTATCATCGCTCCATTTGGGAGGGTGTAGTATCCCTCTTGTTTCTTCCAATCACTTGGGTTGTAGATTTCAAGGGTCTCCAATATTTCCTTCAAGTCCCTCAATACAGACCCCTTCAATGCTGGTAGGGTTTTTCTCACGATAGAGAGAGTTTTGTCGGGGTTTTGAAGAAGATATACCACCAACCATATTAGGATGTTGTAGGTCTTCCCTGAACGGGCTGACCCCTGAAACAATTTCAATCTCTTGTCCTTGTTCTCTTCCAACATCTCATATATCTCGGTGGTTTGGATTTTCATATATCCAACTTGGTTTGGTATGATGCGTTTATTCTCTGTTTAGCGATGTCCATATACTCTTGTTCCATTTCAATACCGATGAAATCAAATCCATTTTGTAGAGCAGCGACACCAGTTGAACCACTACCCATAAAAGGGTCAAGGGTTGTCCCTCCAACAGGGGTCACCATCTTGATAAGGTATTCCATTAGTTTGATTGGTTTCACTGTTGGGTGGGTATTCTTTCTAACTCCCGATGTTGCGCCTAAATAAGGGTTTTCCCTTAATTTATCGTTGTTATTTTTATCTGGTATTAGATGTTGTGTTTTTTGTGTTGCTAAATCTTTTTGTGTTTTTTCCTCACTTGTCAATCCCAAATCCTTTTCCTTCTTTGAGGGTTTTGCGACATAAAAGTATCTTGATACTCCACCTTCATCATTATAGGTTGGAGTGATATTCCCTTCTGGTGCGTATAGACCTCCACTGGTGAAATTATTCTCACCATATCTTCTTGATGTCTTTTGGACTCTTGGTTTCTTGTTTCCCTTTGTAGGTTCTGTGGATTGGTCAAGGTTTTCTGCAGCCTCCTCACTCAATAGGATATTAGCAGGGAATCTACCCTCTGGTTTCAATTCAGTTGTTTCTTGATATCTACCAGCCTGTCCAAATACTTTATTACCACCTTCTTGTGCTTTCATAACTTTTATAGGTTCGTTATGGGTAATTCTACTACCATCTATGTTGATTCCACCAGTTCCCCACTCCAATACATTATCTACCACTGTCTTTTCTGATAGGGGTTTTCGTGCCATTACAATGGGTTCGTGGGCTGGTTTGAGTGCTGTTCCCCAACCTTCCCATTCAGAGTTTCCTTTGGTGAGTGTTCTATCTGCCTTTTCATATGGTAGTCCATCAACATAAGGTCTATTTCCGTGTTCCAAGTTTTTTTCTTGAATACTTGTATATCCTTTACCTTTTGATATTCCAATCACTTCTCTTTCATTACCAAGTTTCTTATCAACACCTTTCCCGATGTTATGGGACTTTGGAAATCCCGACCCGTATATCCACATCAGTTGGTCTCTAATCTCAAACCCTGCGTCTTCAATATTCACAGCCATTCTGTGATAGGTTCTACTACCCGCAAAGGACAATAGATGACCACCAGGTTTCAACACCCTCAAACACTCTCTCCATATCTCCGTTGAGGGGACATCATAGTCCCATTTCTTTCCCATGAAGGATATCCCGTATGGTGGGTCTGTCACGATACTATCTACGGAGTTGTCCTCCATCTCACGGAGTTTCTCCAAACATTCTCCCAATATCAACCTCATCTCTGTGCTTTTTTGTATGCTGTGAATGCCTCTTTGACCAACTCTTGTAGAGTTTGGTCATTCTCCAATGCCATTTGTTTCATTTCCTTATGGAGGTCTGATGTCACGAATACTGTCTTTCTGTCGTACTCATAGACCTTTCCATTAGTTGATACTCTCATTATCGCCATCTTCTTGTGTCTTTTTGATTATTTCCACCGATATGGTGTTGTCGTTTATTTTGTCCCCCTTTGAGGTGATATCTACATCTTTCCTATCTGACCATCTGTCTTTGAACATATTTCTCATAATCAGAGACCAGTGGTTGGAGTTGATATTCTTTGAGTTCCCCTCAATCCATTCTTTCCTTGCGATTTCCATCCACCATTCCTCTGAAAGTTTCTGTGCGCTGGTGACGGCTTTCAGATATTCAGGGGAACGCTCCATCAGGAGTTTGTGTGTGTTCCAAGAAATCCCCATATAAACAACGATTGAGACCTCAGCCTTCCCCTGTCTTCCAATCTCAATAATGTCCTCATACCAGGTCTCTGGTATCCTTCCTCGTTGAACAAGGAGGTCAATGGTGAATGGTTTCTTTCCTCGTTTCATATCCCCAACCAGTTTCTTACTTCTTCATCTGTTGGAAACTTCTTGAATTGTTCATCGTACAACCCATTGAGTTGTCCCGTTTCAATCTCGTCAAGTTGTTCCCACTTCCTTCCGTTTATCAACCTCAACGCTCTGCGTTTGATATTGTCCTTACAATTACACCCCATTATCCTCTTGTTCTATTTCTCCAATTTGATATACAAATAGCCAATGCTTGGTTTTGTGGAAACTCTTTGGTGGTCACCCTCAAACATGCCTCCATGTATCTGTCTTCGTCTGTATAGAGATTCGCATTTGGTATCACAAATGATTCTTTCCCTGTTCTGTATTTCATTTCACTCATTGTTCAATCTATTGATTGTGTTGTTTATCAGATAGGACATTTCATAATCTTCCTCCAATATGAAATGCCTTTCCAGTTCTCTCAAATTGTTGGTGTAGATATGTTTGACATCTTGGTGGGGAAACTCCTTCTCCATGGCAACCAGTATCTCATTACAGACATTGAATATCATATTCTCATATCTCTTTTGTTCTACTTCTTCCATTTCAAAGAATCCTTCACCAGTGAAATCTTTCAGTCCTTCCATAGTGATAAATAGTTGAAAACTTGTTTTCCAAGAGAGTTGGTTTCTTTCTCGGTAGAAAGTCAAGTCCCCTCTGGAT